CATTGCGTAAGTCTTCGAGGGTAGTTGCGTCGGACTCGCGTAGTTTCAAGTCCGCCAGTTTCGTTAACGCTGAGTCGACCGTCGGATGATACGAGATTTCCCGCCATTTGACTTGCGTTTCGCCTGACGCACCTTTCGCCTTTAGTTCAGGCCAGCGTGGAGATTTCGTAGGGTCGACGATGTGCTTGCGGTTGAGAATAACGTTGTGCTGATCGGACGTTAGTTTGAAGTCCGCGTTGATTTCGATGTTCATGCGTGATTCCTCCTTTAGAATAGCCTTGTAATTTGCGGGCAAACTGCCGATTTTGGATTCGTAAGGGTAATACGTCTAGTTGGTCGCTTTCGCTTCCGTGCGCCTTTTATTTCGTGGCTATTTTGCGTTTATTCCTTCGACTTTGATTCCGAGTATATCTAACGCAGATAATAACCCGTCCAGTCTTGCATCTGCCCTCGTAAAATCTTCGGAATCAGCGAATTTCTGACGTGATTTCTCCGCCCATTCGTAATACTCGCGTAGTTTGTCCTCCGGTGACTTCTCGACTTCGTAACCGTTGACTAGGGCTGCTAAGAAATTATCGAAATTAGGTCCGCAAACATAATCGCCAAGATCGGCGTAAATACTGCCGTCAAATTCTCCATTATAACTACTCGATAAGATAGTAGCGTTACTGATATGATGTTTACGTAAATCCACCAGCTGTTCCGCAACTTCCTTCGGTAAAACTACTTTTTCAGTCATTCATAATTCCTCCCTTTTCTTTCTTTTTGAGCGCCACACTTTTTCTTTCTTTTGGTTAAGTACCTCCGAAAGATATACCTTGTAATTCCTTGTCTAACCATTTTCGGAGTATCTTTTATATAAGAACTTTTCTCCGAAATGTAATATGCGGCAAGGTGAGTTTACGAACCTTTGCTATGTTTTATCTCGTTAAACACTGGTTCTCGTTAAAGAATGGTTCTTCTTAGTGTGACGTCCGTGCCACGTTAGAACCGACCATGTGCGCTAGGCGTCACGTAGTAACCGCTAATCCCGAACAATATCCTCGGGTTCTGCGTCAAACATTCGTAATTGACTAATCGGCATTACGGTATATCTCGTATTCTCGAAAGTCCCGTTTTCAGACCGTTCCTTTACTCTCGTAATAATCGGACGTCCTTCCCACCGATAGTCCGCGAGTTTCTTAACTCTCCTTGTCGCTGACTCCCGCTTGATTCCGAGCCCTTTTGCGATTTGCGCTTGCGTCGGATAACACTCGCCTTGTTCGTCCATAAACGAAGCGATAACGCATAACGTCTGCCAATTTTCGGCGCCCATATCCGCTAGTAGTCCGCTCCTTACCGCACCTACGTACATTTTGACGAAGATACGCGTTTCCGACTTGCCCGACGTTAATGAGCGTTCCGTCTGTGATTCTACGGAGATAAGTTCGTTGTGCTGCGATTGTTGGCGTTGTTCTTCGGTCAATTCCTCGCCTCCTTCCGAAATGTGCTTACATTAAATAATAGGATTGCCGATTTAATTTCGCGCAATCTCCTACGAAATTTCTTGCGCTTTTTGTTTGCGCTTATATTACAGTTATCGATACGAAACGGAACCGTCGAAGAAAATTCGTAAATTTTCCGCAAAAAAAAAATACGCCAACCTCGAAAGGCTGACGTAAGTATTTCGTATTAAAATAGTTTTTCCACCGGACTAAATCGTTTGTGTGCGTCGTACACATCCGTACTAAATAGGTTAACGTAATTCCGCACCATCTCTAGCGACGTATGACCGAGGACTTTCTGCAAGGAAAATACGTCCGCCCCGTTCTGTACGGACATCTTAGCGAATGTGTGACGGAAAGTGTGCGGGCTACAGCGTACCCCCTTAACGTTCGCCATACGTCCATACTTCGCTATACGTTCTTGTAACTGGCGAATGGTTATCGGAGTATTGTCTATTGTGACGAATAGGTTAGGCGTAACTAATTCGCCCCTTACCGCCAACCATTTTCGGAGCTGACGTTTTACCGTCGCTTGTATCGGCACCAGGCGCTCCTTATAACCCTTTCCGTCAATCCGTATTTGGTTATCGTCCCACCGAATGTCCTTGACGGTGATTCCGCAAAGCTCCCGCGCACGTACGCCTGTTTCGATCATAAGGAGCATTATCGTATAGTCGCGAAATCCGGTAAATGTCGCTTGACTTGGCTGGCGGAAAACGTCGCGTAATTGCTCGCGGGAAAACGTTTCGATAACTTCCTTTTTCTGCTTAATGAGCGCGAGGTCCTTGACGGGATTTTCGGCGATCATTCCTTCTTTATAGAGGAAATTAAAGAACGCTCGAATCGCACGCAACCTCGTATTTATCGACGACTCTTTGCGGTTGAGCGTCTCCATCATATAGTAGATAACGTTCTCCTTAATCGTTTTGAGCGTAATTTTCGAAGGATGTGTCGGAAGGTCTTGCTCCTCTAATAAACCTCGAAAAGAGATTAACTCATTCCGGTAGTATTTAAGCGAACTCTCCGAAAGGTTACGGATTTTACAATCGCGGAGAAATAAGTGTAAGGACGTTTCGAAGTCCTCCGCTTCTACTGCGATTTTTTCCTTCTGCTCCTCGAACAAATCCTGGGAAATCTGATTACTGCGTCTAGCCATAAACTGGCGCCTCCTCCAATATTTACTGAGTTGTCCGTTGGAGCGAACGGCGTTAGGTCGCACGCGCATCGCACAAAATTCCGTTAAACGACGAAATCGTACGCAATGTAACGCAAAAAGGCGACCCTCTTGTCGAGAATCGCCCGTTATATCAACGTTTAAGCTACCGCGAAGGTAGTACGTCAGGTTATCGTAATTTTGAGTCGTGCGCGTCTGCCAATTCCGCCACACCGGCATGTTAACAAGCGTCACTCTGCGATTTCGGGCGACTTACCACCGCGTCTTATTCGGTTGTACAACGCACTATTCGTCTCTTGACCGATTATCGCGCGGTATATCACGCGGTAAGCTAGTCGTTACGCAGCCGAATCGTACGCATCCAACGGACGATTATTAATATAACATACGTTCACTCTCACGTCAATTGTCGAATGTCAACGGATTATTCCGAAAGGTTTCACGGGTTCCTCTTGCGTGTGCCGGTACGGAAATTGTACGCACATATAATAGGAAGAAACTCGTCATTATTCGCTACCTTCCGCCCGTAATCGCTTCACAATCCGCGCTTCTATTTCCGCCATACTTCGTCCGTACATCCTTGCGTGCCTTCTCGTTAGAAATTCGTTATCGTACGCCTGGTATCGCTCATAACACGGCGATAACATTCGGACTAAGAACGGTCGCTGTACGTTCCCTCCGAAATTGTGTGAATTAATGGCGTGGAATTTTTCAGTACGCATCGCTTCTTCCGTTGTGACGTGCGGTTCTAACCGCGTTTTTAACCGTTCGTATAATTTCTCGGAACCATTTCGGAATAAGATCCAGTTGATTCCACCTCCAAGTAAATCGTCCTGCAATGCGCCCAATTGATCGAAGTATTGTACGGCAATTAACGCACCTAGTCGTTCCTTACGTCCTTGCGTCGCTACTCTCGAAATTAACCTCGCCAGCCCATCGTTTAAGTACGTTTGCGGCTCATTATATACGACGAAAGCTCCGTTCTCCTGACCGTCAGCGTCCATCAATAAGCGCGTCATTAACGTCTTTAACGTCAGCCAGTGGACCAGTGTACGCGTTGATACCGTAGACAAGTGTCGGTCAGGCACACGGCAAATAACGACTTTACCTTCACGCATGAAACGCTCGAAATCGAGATCAGGTTTCGGAGGTTGTGAAAAGACCGCGTTTAACGTTGAGTCTCCGAAGAAATCGTCTAGTCGCGAAAGTATCGGGTCGACCTTATTACGTGCAATCTTTTCGCCTTGTCGCGCTAACTCGTAGGAAACAATCGGATCTGATTCCGCCAAGTCATCCGCAAGCTGAAGTCGGTAATCGTCGTCTTCGAGAATCCGTTTCGTTTCAAGTAGCGACCCTTTGCTCGCCTTTGCGGCCGTCCGTAGTAACGACTTCGTTTGCGCCATATCTGCTACGTCGAAAAAGTCTATTAATTCCGATGCAAAACGGTCTGCTCCTTTACGTCCCAACTTTCGGAGGACTTCCGTAAGGTCTAGCGGCGGAATAAAGTCCGGGTCGGAAAAGTCGAGGTCGACGATTTTGTCAGCCGGCAAAGAATCACGTATACCGTTCGCCATACCTTCACGACCCTCCTTGTTGACTTGATCGATTACGACGAACCCTATGCCGTGATTGAGCGAGCCTTCTACGATAAAGTTTTGCAGCGCCGTATCCTTACCCATTCCCATTTCGCCGACAAATCCGTATCCGCGGTAGAACTCATTCGTATTTTTTAGCGGTAAGTAGATCGGAAGTTCTTCGCCTCTTTCCTCGCTGTGACCGATTAATAACCCGTTTTCATTTCGGAATAGCTCCGGCGTGCTGACGTTAACTTTCTTATTCGACGTTAGTTCCTCCTCGTAACGTTCTTGTACCTGGGCCGTCGGTAGTTGTAACGATACCTTCGAAATTTCTTCCGGTGAGAGCAAATTAACGTCAGGTTCGCGTTTCGTTTTGGCGGAAATTATGTGCGTATTCATTTCATTAATAACGCGTTTCGCCTTCTTTCCGTTTATTTTCACGGTTATAAAGTCGTTGTCGCCAGCTAGTTCGCTATACGCGGAGCCGATCGTATTACCGATTAAATCGCTTCGTAACTTCTCTTTCGTATGGCTGGCGATTCTTATGCGCGTACGCCAAACGGGCTGCGTCGATTTGTTATTCGTTTTAGCCGATAGTTTCGACGTATTAATCTCGTTAATAAGGGCGTTTTTCGCCGTGTATGCGTCCGTTTTATCGTCCTCGCGACTCTTACTATCTACGTCGAAGAAAACGTTCTGTACGGCTTCTATAGCGCTCTCACACGCACTAAATAACGTATCAAAAACGTACATAATAACGACCGATAGTCCGTTCACTATTTTGTCGGAGGACATTCCCGCACGTTTCGGTATTTTTCCTTTCATCAAGCGTTCATGTGCGTAAAGAGCCCGCTTGCTCCATTCCTTCCGATTGAACGTTTCGGCTGACACGGACAGTCGCGCATAATCTCCGTCCTCAACTATGTCGTCGTTGGCGGTTAGTATGGAAGAAATTGGCGTTAACTGCTCACGCTGGTCCGTATGAAGGGCGAATATGTCGTGCTTTGCTAGACTCACCTCATGTACGGACGTATTATCAAAAGGAACATACGGAATTTCCTCTCCTTCCTCTAACGGCTCGACGTCAGCTTCGATATAATGTTCGAGAATGTCCTTGAATTTCTCCGCCCATAATTCCGTTGTTGTGACGTAAAACTCAATCGTCTTTTCGCCGTCCTCTTTCCGAAAGCATACGTCGAACCATATTGAGTCTTTTTCGCGGAAAGTAAATCGGAATCCTTTACGAGAAATCCTGACGGGCAACCGGTCATACATTTCGTACATTTGCGATAAGGTCCGCCACATTCTAGCGTTTGAGTTGTTCGTAACCTTGACGCGAGGAGTTACCTTAAACGTTCGCATTTCATTCCGTTGGTACCGAAAATATTCGCTCAGTTTTATCGACTTCACACGCCCAAGCGCCATAACACCGCCACTCCCATCGCAATCGACCACCATACGATTGGTTTTCCGACTCTTCCGGATAGCATAATTACGGATCCAGCGAGTACCGTTCCATACGCCATAATCTCCGGTAAGTATCCGCCCACATATAACAGAAGGTCGCCGACTTTCTCCATCGTAAATGTTCCGAGTTCTTCTACTACTTTCGCCGCAACTTGCTCGACGAATGTGCCGTTATCTTCCATTGTATCGATGTTCTTTTCGAAAAACTTACCGTCTTCTCCTAATATCATTCGCATTTACTCTTCCTCCTTGTAAACTAGCGGGATAGGAGCGAAACTATCTACGCACCAACTATAAAAGCACTCGTCTTCGTGAAACGTACCGTCTTCTGTTTCCCTGACTTCTACGCCATTTATAAAACGCTTTCCGCAATATCCGTAAAATGGATCCATATTCTAACGCCTCCTATATTCCTTTTAAGAAATTCCGAATATCAACCGCATGTCGAGCGAGCAAGTAACCGGAAGCTCCGCATATTAATAACTCGACGCCTCGCGTCTGTTTTCCGAACATCCACGTTATGCCTGCGAATGTAATAACGCCAACTACGATCCAGTCGACGATTCCCATTATGGAACTCCACAAGTCGCCGAACGTTGCTGAGGACGAAGCAGCCGCTACGTGTTTAGGCGCCATGACTGCGAATAACCCTCCGCCTAGTGCTATTAATTTATACGCTGTCAAATCGTCCAGGTCCTTCGCATTTAGAACGTGTTCCTTTCGCATAAACTCTCCGAAATCGTACGTTGTAACAGCCTTCATAAATTTCGCCTTCTTTCGTATAATTTTCGTCTTGCTGACCATACTAAGCGTAAGAACTTATTTCGAAAGGGTGAGTATCAATGCCATTCTTAGCATTTATGGGCGGTATGTTTATCGGCGGTCTTACGCATTTATTTTAAATAAACGTATCAGGATTACGTCTAATTCCCATCTCCTTCGGCGCCTCGGTTATTTGGGGCGCTTTTTCTACGTCCTGGCTTCCGTTCAAATCCCGATCAATCAACCGCTTCACATATTTCGAAAATATTTGAGCGTCAGCGTGTTCGTATAACTTGCGTTCGAAATCATCGTCTAAGCTGAACGATACTTGTTTTACTTTGCGTTCTCCCATAGCGTCAACCTCCGTAAATATTTCTCGCAATGTTATACGACCCTACGACGTTCGCAAATACCGGATGGACGATCGAGTTTCCTATACGTGGTTTAACCGTTCGAGCTGCGGAATAATGTTCGCGTAATTTCGGCGTGATTTTCTCCGCTAAACCTCCGCCCACTACAACGAAATCTTGCGTATCCCACATCGCAGAAGTTCGAGCAATTATAGCGTTTGTTAGGGCGTTCGAGTCCTTAGTCTTAGTCGAGTTAGCTCCGAAATATAACGTGTCGCTCCCTTTGTCGATGAAGTTTCCGTTTGAAATGGTCGCCAGGTTTACCGTTCCGCCTCCGATGTCTACGACGCGAATTAAGTCCTCTTCGAAAGGTTCCGCAAAGTATATCGCCGCCCCTTCAGCCGCTACCTCTACGTTTTCAATTTCGAAGGTCCGTTCTATTCCGTTAACTGTAATCGTATGGCGACCGCGTAGCATTGACTTAATCTTCGCCTTCTCTTCGTCTGTGTGCTTCGAAATTGGCTGGCTTACGACCATATCGATGTAGTTATCAGGAACAAATCGGTGTATGGCGATTAACTGGCGAAGTAAAGCGTCTTTGTGCGCCTTAGTATCGCCCATCATTTCGCGAACAAACTCCGATTCATTTTGCGCCAGTGTTCCGGCAAATCCTTTCTCTCCTTCATACTCATAAACTACGTCATCGTCTCCGAAAGTAGAGTCGAAATTCCTTTCGCGGTATTCGCCTAGTGTTGACGCCATTTTCTTAACGCCGTAAATGGACGCTAGTTTGACCGCATTGTTTCCTCCGTCTGATCCGATTATCATACAACCGCCTCCTTGGTGTTACATTCGTAATACATAACGGTTCAATTTCGACGTCATGTAGTACGTCTGTAATACACCTTATGGGCGTACTTTCCATTTAATGCGTGTCCTTCGAAAATTAATCCGTTCAATACTCGTCCCAATTATGTAATATAAAAAAGCGCAGACCTTCCGCCAAGAAGCTTATATGCTTCGGCGCTTGCGCCTGCGCTTATATAAGCATATGCGAGGGTAATCGTAATAATGCAAGTCCACCGGAAATTTGCACAAAAAAAAAATCGGCGCCCTACGGAATTAACCGCAAGACGCCGTAATGTTACTTCGTTATTTTGTTTTGTCGCGGAACCATTTTCCGTCCTTTGGATTCGAAATGATTCCGGCTAGTGTGAAGATACCGAGGATTGACTTAACGTAAATATCGTACTTCTCCGGAGTAATTGCGATTAGATTCGCGTCCTGGATAAACATTCCGATCAGTCCGGCAACTGCCGCCCATAGTCCGTAGTTTCGTAGTTTCTGCTTCATTATTTACCGCCTCCTTCAAGATATTCAATCGCTCTAACGAGCATAGCCGCTCCTTGTGCGCGAGATAGAACGCCGCCAGGATTACTGCCGTCCGTCAGTCCTAACGAATGCGCTTTGCTCCAAGCGCGCGCTAGTGAACCGTCTGCCTTTTCGTAACGGTCGCCTTTTTCCGGCTTAGGCTTCGGAATACTTATGCCGAAGTATCGTAGTATCGTCCGGAATCCAATTTCGGCACAATCTTCGAGGTATTTGTCAGACTTAAATATCCGCTCGAAATCCTCGTCGTTCGTCATAAATCCGTTTTCCGTCAATAGCGCGACCATTTTCGTTTCTCGGCAGATGTGCATATTCGTCCAACTTCCGACCTTTGCCGCGTGCGTTCCGTCACCGTGCGTCTGATAACCCGCTTTCGATACTTCCTCCGCAAATAAACGCGCAATACGTTCCGCTTCTTCTGACGAGTGCCAGTAGAACGAACAGCTTCCGTTTGCTTCCGGTTGCCCTCCGTTCATATGAATCGAATAAACGAGGTCGACGTTTTCCTCGTTGTAATAGTCCGTGCGCTCGCGCAAAGGAACCTCCGCACAGTTCGGCTCTTGACCGTAAATAACCTCGATACCTACATCCTCTAATTTCGTCCGTAATCGTTCGGCCACCTTCGAATTGACCGTATGTTCTTCGTACACGACTCCGTTATGCTCGACGCCTTTTCCGCCAGTTCGTTCGTATGTGTCGGAACCGTGTCCGATGTCTATTGCGACTTTCTTGCGTACATTTTCGCCCATTTACATCGCCTAACCTTTCGTATATAATAAACGTGGGACTTGCCGACTGTACTCTCGTCCTTCAATCGATTAGAGTGCGGTCGGCTCCGCAAGTCCCCTATTCTTCAGTCGATTGACTTTTTCGGTAAAAATCTAAGTGGTCCTCGATCTTTTCGATTCGGTGCTCCTGACGATCTAACGTCGCACATATTTTCGTTTGTGTTTCGTTAACTAAGTCGAGGTGGTCCATTAACCGTTCCTCGCGCCTAGTCGCCGCATCTTGAATCTCTTTCTCTCGCTCACGTTGCGCTTCTTTTTCCGCTTTACTTTCACGTTTATCGTAAATAAACCACATGACTAATAACGCCGTAGGTACTCCGTACGACGCAATCATTTCCGATATTAACGAGGTTTCCGCCAATTCTCGCCCTCCTTTACAATGCGTGCCAATTTACTTTCAGATCGAAACTACCGTCAGTGTACGACGAGTGGTAGTTATGGAACGTCAGCTTAATCGCCAACTCTTCCGGATTACTCGGGTCCGGCATAATGTCCGCGTCGTACAGTAGCGTATAACTCTTGTTCCATACGCGCGGCGTCAGAATATGGACTCCGTAAGGACTCCGGTTCCTCTGTTGCTGAACGTGTCCGCGGTTGTTATCCGCGTCAGAATACGTCGCCCATAATGGACGTCCTTGACCGTCGGCGTTGTTTGCCGATTTTCTTCCGAGGGTGATAGACGCTCCGTAATCGTAGTTGTCGTAGTCTGTTCCGTCGTCAAGCGTTAGGGATAACGATATAGAACGTTTCCCTTTTCCGATATTGATGTACTTGTCGACGTATTGTCCGGAACTAACGCTTAGATTCAACGTGCTTGTTCCGTAAGGTGTGTCGACTAGTTCGAGCTGGTCGCCGTTTACTTTAACGCGCTTTTCGTCGCGGTATCGAATGTCGTGGTAGATACGTTCTTTGAACGCCGGTCTGCCCGCTGAGTCTAAGTCCTTCGTAGAGTTTAGCGTATCGTCCGGCTCTTGCTTTCCGTATCCGACAAGCATGTAACCTATACGCGTAGATCCGGAAGGAGGGTCAGGCGGATATTCGTCCAGGCCTCCGCTAGTTCCGGCGCTCTTAATTAGTACGTTATCGTTGGTATCCAAGTATATATACCGGAACTCCCAACCGTCATAATCGCCCACATTAGCTCCGAACGTTTCGTTAGAAAACGTTGTTGTCGGAATAGATACCTTTCGAAAATCCGGCGTATTTACTGTTAACGGAGATACAACGACATCTCCCGTAGGTTTGGCGTAGTTATAAATCGCCATTCCGGAGTCAACCTCGCACGGGTAGTTAGCGTAAGGTCCTCCTCCGAATAAATAATCTCCTATTTGAACACCTTCTAACGTTGTCGATGTCTTCGAACTCCACTTGAATGCGTAGACACCAGTTCCTAACGTGTTACTGTCTCCAGATTCCACTTTAACCGAGTCGACTACGCGATCATACCCGATAAAGTAAGTTCCGAACTCACAAGACGAAGGTAAAGACGAAGTATCTCCGACGTCTATACTTGTCAAATAGCTCGGAGGTGAAACCGATTGGGTGGTCGTAATGTTCGTGTAAGTAGTTACGTTGTCTTGTCGGTTTTCGACTCGAATTGAACCTCCGTTAATAATCCCCCAACCGCTAATTTCGATATTCCTTGCTTCGCCTAACGCGCTAGCAAGCAACGACTTCTTATCTTGGACCGCCGAAAACTTAGCGCGGATTAAGTCGCGTTGAGTAGCCGTAATATCTATCGGATAACTTGACTGGTCGATCCAATTATTCGTTAACTCCGTTTCTAAGTCGGCTAACGCATTCTGATAATTCGTCTTTTCCGTCGTAATTCCGTACTTTCCTGCGGAGTCTATAACGTCTTGCGATTCGTTTTGCACCTCTTCCAAACTCCGCTTCAACGTTTGCGCCTCATTCTCCGTAACTACATCGTCACTTATCGCTCGGGAAAAATCACTTTGTAAGTCCGTTAGTGAGACGTCCATTTCGGAAATATCGGTCGTAATCGCCTTGTACCGTTCGTTTGCGTACTTTTCGAACGTAATCTGCTCGCGTTTTAATTCGACGAACGTATCGATATTGGTTTCGATGTAATTGCTTAGTACGGCGCGAGAAGGTCGATGTTCGAACGGATACCTCGAAAGCTCAACCACGCGTGAGCCGACCGTTTTAAGGTCGAAAGGCACATGCGTAATCGTAACGGTGTCTCCGATTCCACTAACGCCGATATTCGCAAGTTCGAGGAAATCGACTTCGTACGAAATTTCCGGTGTATCTTGTTCGGCTAAATACCGTTCGGCTCTCGCCTTTAGTTCGCTTGCGTCCGTAATATCGTTCCACCGTTTAGACGCCTGCTTCGGTCGGCGGTAGTTTCCGATGTTCGGCGAGTCGACGTACTTAACTCCGTCATTTACGCCTTCTATCGTAAGTCCGTCGCGTCCATACGGATAAAGTCGTGTGATTACGTCTGACGACTTCGACGGCTTGCGTAGCGCCTTCATTTCGCGCCCGTAACGGATTTCTGCGCCGTTGTCCGAACCACGTTCGCCGAGGTTGACCGTGCGGTTATCGAACCATAAATCGCAATCCCATTTCTTGCGGATTTCCTGGACGGCTTTTTGCGAGGAGATTTCCGTCAAGTCGATGTCGTGTAATTCCGTCGGCTCAACTACGCCAACGCTAAACTCCGTACCTTGCAACGCTTCGGTTAGCGCTTCAGACGCCGTAACGCCGAGCAAGTCTACGACCCTATCGATATATTCGTCTACTAATTCGATGTAAACGTGGACCGCACGAATGACTAGTGTACGCTTTCCGCTGTCTCCGTACTCTACCGATTTAATTACGTAGAGTTGGCTAGAGTTACCGTCGTCGAGTTTGACGTAGTTTTCGAGCGCAACCAATTCCTCCGTGTCCTTGTCGTACGGGACTTCGAAAGAGAGTAACGCCTCGCCGTTCAAGCGTTCGCGGACTTCGACGCCCTTGGCTTTCGTCAGATAGCCGAGAGGTTTTTCGTTTTGGTCGAGTGCCGTTAAATAAGTTTCCGCCATCTATTCGCCTCCTTTCGCCTGCTTTCGCGCGCCTTTGCCTTCGCCCTCGTCCCACTCAATCGCATCGACGCAATGATTTTCGTCCAAGTAATTAAGCAAACGGCAAAGGAAAGCGCATAAAGCGCAATCCTTCTTTTTTACTAACCGTTTACCCATTCGGCTAGACATCGTTTCGTCCGGATAACCGCCGAGAATCGTATTGAACAGTTGGTCGACGGAGATTAGGAGATTCCAGAAATAACGCGCTACCGCCTTCTTTACTCCGACCATTTAATCGCCTTCACTTCGTCCACTGACGTAGCAGCTTCGACTTGGTTACGGGCGTTGTCTAACTTATCGTACACCGCCATTTCATGCGATTCTGCGTCCTTTGCGATGACCTTCCATTCGTCCGTTGTGAACGTCTTGACTCCGTCTGCTGTTCCGAAATCGAACGTTAACTCGGACGTTCCGAGCGCCACCGCGTTCGAGCGTTTCGTGAAGTTAATTTGATCGATTTCGGCGTATTTAATGCGGATAGGTTCGCCCGTGGCTTCCGTCGTAAATCCAGCGATTAAGTCTCGCTTGTAACGCCATTTCATTTCGGTTAGCTTCGCCATTTTCGCTTGGTCTACCGTCATATCCGTGTAATCGAATGACGGCGGTAAGTTAAATTCGGATATCCGTTGCTGAACGTCCTTTTCGTGCTGTTCCGGAGATATATTCAACGCCTTTAATACCGCTTGTTCTAACGATTGATTCATCGATTAAGCACCGCCTTTCAACGCTTTAATGTCGAGCATCATTTCGTAAATTTGTCGGGCATGTACGGATACTTCCGTTGCGATGTTGCTTTGCTTCGTAACCACCGATTCGAAGGACGATTTAAGCGACTGATTATAGTGCGCCCTCACGTCGTTCAGATTCGTCGTAAAATCGTATTTGTCTTGTCGGATATAATTCGCCGAGTTGACCGTTACTTGTGCGTCACCTTCGATAGATAACGAACCTTCTACGTGAGGGAAATCTACGCCTTCTGTAAGCGTTTGAGGTTCCGCTAATTGGTAGCTTAAAAAGTAATTTTTATTCGAAAAGTAATCTTGAACTCCTGCGTCATCTAATGTCGCTAACTCACTTTTAGGGATATTCACATACAACACATAATCGTCAACTCCACCAGCATACAACGTTGCATATTCTCTATCTTCTGTTATATCATCACTAGCTGACGTTATTTGCGGAAACGATTCAACAATTGAACCATCGTCTTTTTCGGTTACAAATTCTTTATCTGATCCTGCATTTTTGCGATATTCAAACGCATTTTTCAAATAAGCTGTTGCATAATCTCCATTTGTATAATCACGATATTCCCACGGTAAACTTCCATCTAAAACAAACTTGGGGTCAAACTCTCTCTTAACTTCCCATCTCGGATTCTGCAAACTCTCGTTGTAATATAAAATATCTTTTTTATTCTCATTTCCTGCAAGCGTGACTTCTGCGTATAGGTATGATGGGTTAGGTTCAACAAAAGGTTTAGAAGAACTACCCAAGTTAAGCATTAACCCTATATCATTAACGGTTATCATGTCGTTACCTAAATCGGTGCTATCCTCTCTTCTTACTGACACATAAACCTCTTTGTTGTTTTCTGTATTAAAAGTTACAAATGATTTTGTGTCCCACATTCCAATTAAATCCGTTTCTGTTTGCACACCTCTAACTCTATAAACAAAATCTGGATTATCTTTTGAAATGGTAACAGTAGTGTTTGGTACGACTTTCACTTTTTTCATTCTATATTTGGTATCAACTGTTACACTTGTATAATACCAACCAATATCCAATACTTTATCTGGGATTAAGTTACTCCCACTAACCGATAAAACAGGGTTTTCAACGTGTTGTACAGATTCAATATAGTTATGCTCTCGTAATACATCCTCGTCTGTTTTGCTTACTCCGATTGCATCGTATTGTTCTTGGGTTAATTCTTCGAC